CCGTTTGCAGTATCATAAAGTTCAATGGTACGATACGGTTCATCAATCTCACCAGAGATGAGTGGAGATATTTCTGGTTGTCCATGAACATTCTTTACGATTACAAAGTTGCCAACTTCCACAGGAGTGATTGAACCCTCAACATTTTCAAAGGTTCTTGGTTTAGGAATATCAATATACTTTGGAGCGATAGTCTCAATTTCGTAACCACGAACATATGCCTTGCCTGGAGCAACTTGCATAGTAAGGAAATCATCTGTTGCAGTATTGACAGTATACACACCGTTGTTCAAACCATCGTTTGCAGCCTCACGAATGTCAAAGTCAAAATCACGAACAGTGTAGTCACCAGATTCATCGAATGTTCTACGAGCAAGTGTCTCACCAATAACAGAGTATTCTGTGTTTCTTGCCTTCTCAACAACAACCCCATTGTCAATACGAAGAAGTTCAACAAAGTTTTCATCGTCAGTTGAGTCTAAAGAGAGTTTTGCAAGTGTAAGTGTAAACTTTAATCTGTGAGCACCTTTTGCGTTTACGTTTGTAGAACCGGCTGCATTGTCCAAAAGGGAACTATCTTCTTCTGGTGTTTCAAGCGCTTCGGTAATTGTAAGTCCAACACGATAGGATGGTAGGTTAGTATATTTGTCTAAAAGGATTCTTTGATTTGCAACACGAACAAAGTGTCCACGAACGAAGTAAACACCCTCTTCAATGTTTGCAGAAGAACCTGTTGCGGTTGCGTTTGTAAGTTCAAGTTGAGCAGATTCCACATCAGCGCCGAAAAGTCCTACAGTTCCGTTTGCAGAAATTCTTTCACCATTTGCAAATACCTCTGTTACAACATCATCACCAGTTGCAACATACTTAACATAAAGTGTAATCGGATCGTCAGTTGTTGCAGCAACAGCCTGAATGACTTCTGCCTCTACACCTGATGATGCTCCCTTAATGCGTTTACCAACATAGTCTTGTATCTGTGCAGAGATATCTGTACCAGCGAGTGTAGATTGAATCTTGACTGCATAGTATTCCTCAGTAAAACCAATTGCGCCAGGAATAACCACTGTTCCTTCTTTGAACATATGGCGTCCATGTCTTTCAATTTGATTTTGAAGGATAGACTGTAGTTGAGTTAGTTCTCTTGCCTGAACTGCAAAGCCCGGCCGAAAGAGAACTCTATGAAAGTCTTTGGTTTCATCAAAGTCATCATAGTATGGTGACACATTAAGATTGGTTTTTTCCATTTTTTAGAATTCCACTACGATTTTAATATCTTCTGTTTGGTCAGATGCACGAGAAATTGGGCGTCTGTTTTCGACATATAGAATATGTCCACTGTTTGGTTGAAGTTCTGGATCATCGTATCCTCTTCCACCAGTTGCGTTTTGATTAAAGTTAACATTACTAACTGTTTCAGCGGTAGTTAGTGGCGTTGCAGATGTATTAGAGTTAGCACCTGTAATAACATTTCCCCCACTAAAACCTACTGCATTTCCATTTGCATGAATACCATAATTAACAAATCTTTCTTGAACAAAGTAAAGAATATTATTTGTTGCATCCCACTCAACAACTCTACCAACAGCACCAGTAGTTGACTGTGTAATCTTTTCATCAATCTCATAAGGATTAGATGGTGCAGATGCCATAACAACAGCAGTAGTCATTCTTGCAGTAGATTGGGTTGATACAACTGTAGTGTTAAAATTAAAAGGATCTTTTAAGATACCAACTTCTCTAAAGTCATTGGCAACAGTTACATCCTGTCCTTCATTCTGTTCTAACTTAGAGTTCATCATCACAAAGTGACCACCAAGTTCTGATACTGCATTAGAACCATGACCACCTTTTGGCGAGATAATTGGTTGAACAGAACCGCCAGTTCCAGTACCAATATTGCCTACATTCTGTAGAGCACTATCAGAGAAAACATTTGTTAAGTCTACCGTAGCAAATGTATATCCTGTACCACCAGCAAACATATTAGAACCAGAACCACCCTGTCCAACAATAGCTCCACCTGATACTTCAATCTGAACAATACCACCAGTACCATCCCCATCAACAGGAGAAAAATAAGTACCGTTAGTATAACCAGAACCACCAGTTACACGAACAATATCAATCGCACCATCAACAGCAGCACCAGCCACAGTTGAATCAGTTGCTGCTGGAATGAAATCTGTTGTAAGAAACTTTTGGATTTGAGAGGTAGTAAGTGAGTACATATACTGAAGAGTATATCCACCAAGTTCAAATGGCATTTCAACCGTTGTTGTAGGTTCTGCACCAACATAGTTAGTTCCACCATTATTGTCAAGCACTTTATAAACTTTGTTTTCAGTTGTTGCAAAGAAGAAAGTTCCCTCATACAAATTGGTTGCACCAGATGTTGTCGGATTAGATGCACTAATGTCGTGTTCGTACATATCAAATGTTGTATTGTTTGCCCATGATCTACGAGGAACAACAAACGAAACATCTGATGATGAAATAAGTTTTGCACCTAGCATTGAATCCCATTTGTAAAACTCCGAAGATACATCATCGTTTGGAACTGGGGGAGTGTTGTCATCACCACCAGTTGTTAAACTAGTAAAGGGTGAACTTTTTCCAATAAACAAATAATAGTTATTTGGAACAGCTTCAGAGAATGACTCAAGGAACTGTTCTGCATTATGTTGTCTAAATTTTTCTGTAATAATCGCTGCCATTGTTTTTTCCTATAATCTTATTTATTGTGCAATCTCAGTAACCACAAAGTAACCGCCGGGATGTGGGTCTAGGTTTTGGTCAAATACTCTCCCATCCTCACCACTAGATTCAAATGCATACATCCTAAACTTTAATTCATTAGTTGTATTGTAGGTGGTATCTATAAGTTCTACATTTGAATAACCTGCCGCACTACCATAACCATTTTGTCTTATTCTTGGTCTTATCGGAGAACTTCCAGCAATTTGGGCGGTTGTTGCCGTAACAGATTGGTCACCTAACAAAGCCATCCAATTACTTCCACCGTCAGCAGAACGCCAGAATTCTGTATAAATGTTTGCAGTGGCGGCGGATTGGGCACTATACCACGCATATGCAAATTGAATTTTCAAAATACTATTGTTATATTTTGGTGTGTATACTGCACCAACACTTTCACTCATCACAAGACTTCTGACTGTACCGATAGCATTTTGTTGGTTGACACGCCGTAGATAAGTAAATCCACATACAAGTCCAGCACCCACCTTAGTATGGTCTATGGCATTCGCTGCAATTTTAGCAGTAGTCACTGCATTCGCATTTAGTTTATCTGTTGTGACAGCATTATTAGCAAGTTCTGCAACCGTTACTGAATTGTTTGCTAAGTCCTCTGCGGCAATAACATCCACACCAATCTTTGCAGATGTAACAGCATCATTAGCAAGCTTTGCAGTTGAAATTGAGCCATCGGGTGGAACAATCGCAGATGCGACTAGTCCGTTTGTACCTATTTTATCAATTGCCATAATTCTCTATTCCTTACGATGAAGTAATTGTTTGCCATGCACTACCATTATAAACCTGTAGTTTATTTGTTGCAGTCAAGTATGCAACCATACCAGCGGCAGGATTTGTAATTGCGGCATCTCTTGCAGTTGTATCTGCATAGACGGCTGCTTGAAAGTGATTAGAAGTTGTGACTGATGCTGCAGCGATTGCACCTGTACCAGTAATGGTAGGTGAAGTCAGTGTCTTGTTAGTAAGAGTATCAGTTGTTGTTCTACCTACAAGCGTGTCTGTTGTAGCAGGAAGTGTAAGAGTAATATTTCCAGAAAATGCTGAGTGAGCAGGAGCTTGAATTGCAGCATAGTGTGCGTTTGAACTTTCACAATACATTCTGATTTGAGATTGAGCACCATCATTCTTGAGATCAATCAAACCAGTTGAAAAAGTAATTCTATCTTGCCCACCAAATTTAAAATCAATTTGATCATCTGTGTCTGATGTGATAGATGTATCTGCGTCTGCATCTAAGATTAGTTCACCACCGTTCAAATCTATTCCACCAGTATGTGTTCCAGCAGTATTTCCTGTTACATCTCCTGTCACATTACCAGTTACGTTACCAGTTACGTTACCAGTAATATTTCCTGTGAATGTTCCAGCGATTGCACCTGTACCAGTAATGGTAGGTGAAGTCAGTGTCTTGTTAGTTAGTGTTTGGGTTGCAGCAAGCAATACTACTGTATCAGATGTGATTGCAGCACCATTATTAATAGTTCCAACTCCATTAATTTTTCCATAGATTTCTTCTATGTTGGCGTTGATCTTGCCTGCACCAGTGCGAAGATCATCACCTGTTCCGTCATTGGCTGTGTTGCCGGTGCTGACTTTTTGATATGCCATTTTTGTTATCTCCTAAAGAATTCTTTTCTTGTAGTTATTTATAAGACTTTTACTAGACACCTACATCAAAAGTGGTGTTTGTATCGTCATAGG